CTTGATGTGTTCCTTGGCCTAATGAAACAGGTTGAGTCATTTGATGTCCACTTGACTCATCTGCTTGCGGAGACAACTCCGACTTCTTTGGTTTCTTATCTCTCCAACGCTTGTAAGCAAACCATTCAGCGTCATTCATGCTTACAACATGAATACGCTTTCCTTCCACAAGAAAACTCCCAACATGTTTCTTAATTTCACATGCTTGAGGAGCTAACTCGTCATGGTGATTATCAACGGAAATACGAATATGTTCAGCATCCTTGCAACCAGATTTCCAGTCTTTATAAGCCTTATAACCAAGCCCCAAAGCTAGAATCCCTGCAACAGATCCATAACCAACTGTTTCTGCTAGATGATCAGCATCACCTTCAATGGTGATAGTTTTCGGGACATCCATCCCTTCCGAATTGCTGATGTTCGGCTCATCTTGTTGTAGACCCCTGAGACTGCGTGCGGGTCCTTGCACCATATTTACAAAAGGAAAAATAAAGGTGATGATATATGCATTAATATCATCGTATATACAATATATACAAAATTTGCGACGTCCGTTTAATGCATCTTCGTAACTACGCCTGTCCGTATTTTGAGAGCCAGAACTCAACTCTTTCGTCGAAAGTAGCATCCACAGCAGGAATACTCATTTTGGCTCGACGACAAACCTCCTGCATTTGTGCTCTACGCATGTCGTAAACTTCACGACCATGAGCAAACCACTCATGCATAGCTGTTTCAATACAGCTAGCAGACACCTGTTTAGGTGTCTCCGTCTTTGATTTAAGATTAGCATGTAAACTTTTGAAAATAGACATTTCATTTAATTTACCAATCTTACAATCAATTTCGGGAATATAATTGGATTGTCTTTTAAGAAAGTCAGCATCCTCATCTCGCATAAATTTCACAACATCATCGCCTTTGTCTGGCAAGGTAATTTTCATACCATGCTCCGCCAAATAATCACGATAACTAATGAAATTAAAATCACGATACCTAGGATGTACACTTCCTTTAAAATCATCTCCATATGTCATAGCTGCAACACACTTGCGGAAATCTTTTTCATTAGGGTAGACATTAAAAAATCCCAACCTAACATACAAAGATCCAGCAGTGCTATTAACATTTACTGTGACATTATTCCCAGATGTATTCATGTTGTAAGCCATAATCATAGTACCATTGTAATCCAATAAAGGATGTACAATATCAGAGACCATCTGATGCATAATGTAGATGTCTTCATCAGAATATCCACCAACTTGTGCTAATTCAATAAATGAAAGAAACACAGCTCGTGTAATCTGAGAATTCATTCGAACATCATACTTAGAATAGTCCCAAGCAATCACTTGATTATCA